TACTGGCCGCAGCGTCCGCTATCCGAGCATATGCCCGGCGGAAGTCAGCCCACGCTATTCTTTCGTTGTCCATGTCGTCCCCCTAGCTTCCTTCTATGCAGGCGGGGCTGTTAAGCCGCCGCCAGTGTTTTTTCGAGTTTGGCTGCTGATATAACCTTGCCGTTCAGCTGCCACGTTTTGCGAAAATGGCGCGGCAGAAATGTGGTGACGCCCTGCGCTTGGATGAGGATGCAACGAACCTCCCCAACAGGGCTTTGAGCAATGCCGTAACCGCCACGAAGATAACCAGATTTCTCGGTATTGGCCCGGCTGCTTTCAATCGCCAGATCGTATGCTTGGGTCATCGGATTCATGTCTTGCTTCCCTTCTATGCTTCTCTCTCTTTCCACTATATAACCACACAGGCTAACGATAGTCAATAGGGTGTAGTAATTATTTTAGTCTGGCCCACGTTTCGTCCAGATAGTCGTAATCATTGCCATACCGCTCAATCCATGACGCTTTCCCGTTGTGGATTGCCAGAGGTCCGTGCTGGTGATGTTTTTTGCAAAGAGGAATCACGTGGCAAAGACATGGCTTCCTGGTTCCGTACCTGCCGCAAATAATGTGATGGGCGTCAGACGGGCCAGCAGCGCCGCACACAGCGCAGGGAAGGGACTTCACCGCCTCGACGTGCCTGCGGTGTTCAGTGTCGCTGAGGCGGCACTTCTGGGGTTTCTGTGATACGGGTTGGCCCGTCAAGTTCACTCTTCCGTTCCCTCTTGAACAACCCATCCTTCGCCGATCTTGAACGCCGCAATCCCGCAACCCTCATGGCATCGCAAATGCTCCCGCGCATCTTCTATGCTTGGAAAGATTCGGTTGCCGCCAGAAGCCGCACCAATTTCAAACTCAAAATCCGTCAGGCAGATGTATACCGTGACTGTCCCATCATCGTCGGGCCAGTTTGGGCTTACTTTTCGCATCACTTATCCTCCGGTACTTTCAGTTCATATCCCTCAGAAATCATACGCCGCGCAAACGTGTCCTGAAACTCTTTTAGCTGTTTCGTGGTCATGAGCGACGTGACCGCAACAACCTCCATAGCCTTGCACCTGTCTTCAAAGTCAAGATGGGCCAGGACGCGCTTGTATTTAGCCTCGTTCTCGGGATCGTCTCTCAGCAGGATCGGCAAGCCGATCTGGTATTTAGCGCGGTTCTTCACGTCTAAAGAATCTTCGCCAGTCTGCTGTGCTATCTGCCCAAAATAGCCGTGAATGGTGCTGTTCTGGGTTATGGTGCGTTTGTAGATGACCCTGGACACCAGTTCGCGCGCAATACTCAGGTATTCATCGCCAACGTGCTGTTCAATGTATTCCCGCGCCTCTGTTGCCGTTTTGGCAGAGAGGATTTTGCGGACTAGGAAGTAGATGCCAGAGTCAGCCGTCATAGAAGGCTCCTACTCTGCAAGGTCGTGCCAACGCACGATCCTGTCGACCGCATCCATGTCCCAATCTCGGAACGCCTCAACGCCATTGTACTTAATCCATCGGACGACAAGCGGGCCGTCATAGTTGACGCTTTCAATTACGTAATCTTTTCCGTCTTTCGGGGGGTCGCCCTCATGCCAAGGCATCGTCTTCTCCTTAAATGCGCCACTCATAGAGGAAGGGAATTTCATCATCCAGATCAGCACCACCCGACGCCCCGCCGCCCTGCGATGCTTTGCTGTAATCATCGCGCGAACTGCTTGAGTTGCTGCCGAGAAGGGTCAACTCGGACACTCGACACCCAAGGTAGGTTTTGCCTTCGTGTTCCCGCGTTGTCAGTTCGCCCGTCACGGCAACTTTGCTGCCTTTCTTGAGGTACTGCGCAAGGCTTTCCCCGCGCTTTCCCCATAAAGAACAATCGAACCAGGTTGTGTTTTTCTGGCGGTCGCTCACAGCAACGGGAAACCCCGCCACCTTGTCGCCGCCCTGCGTGGTGCGAACTTCTGCGTCTCGGCCAATGTTTCCGGCTATCGTGATCTGTTTCATTTCAATCCTTCCCTGTGTGCCAGCACCTTTTCTCGTGTCCCTTTGCGCATGTCGTCATCAACAAGGCTGATAAAATCCATCCACTTCTTGACCTGTTCGGACTTCATGTATCCGTCAAGCCGTGAGATTGTTTTGTACGACAGAGCCTTGTCCTCGATCCGCGCTGCGTATGCCTCCGCAAGCTGTTGCTCGGTGTATTCTTTCGGCAGGGAGTCAAGGATGGCGTCCTCCTCGGCGGCTTTCAGGCCGTCAGAGGCGGCGCTGGTTGTCTTGTGTTGATTTGTGGCGTCAGGGTCCACGGAGCCGTCATCAAGCGCCAGAAGGCCGCTCAGAGCGTATTTGCGGGCATAGCTGGACGCTGCGCCCGTGATCTGGCTCGGGTCCATGCCTTTCTTTGTGAGGGGGTGCATAGCGTGGCCAGAGCATGCAGCGACCAAGCTTCCCTTTTCGTCATTGATTGATGCAATAGCAGAGACAAAAATTTGCCCTGCTACGTCTACAATGTCATCAGAGCAAAGAATAACCCAACCATCCGGCATGTGAGGCTTTGCTGCCGCCATAATGCCTTCAGCAGTCCGATAGTTGTATCCGCCGAAATCGTTGCGCTTGTCTTTGGCGACTTGGACCGCCTTTTGAATGTCATGCAGACTCATTTGTCACTTTCTCCCAATCTCTCTTTGCGTCTTCATATCCCTCGTTCACAGCTTCAACAGCGGCAAGGTACACGGAATACTTTTGGTCTTTCAGGGCATCAAAAAGGCGTTCCTTGATGCTTGATTTGACATATACGGGTGCGGGGTAGGTCATCACAGCTTCTCAACTTTGTAGCCGAGTTCCTCGGCAAGTTTCAGAAATTCCTCGTGTGCTCGCCGCAGGTGATACCCCGGATCGTCGGGCGTCTCGCCTGTCCAGAAGGCAACATTGATGTGTTTTTCAATGTTGTGGGCTTGGTTCCGCCCCTTAAGCGTTCTTACGTCTGTCATATTCTTTCCTCCTATACTTGATCTTCTTATACGTATAGGATAACGATAGATCAAGCGCAATTTAACCGCAGGGGAAATAAATGCTGCAAGAGTATCTGAGGGCGAACAAGAAGACGCAGCGCGAATTTGCGGAGGAACTCGGTATTACCCAGGTTCATATGAGCCGAATATGCACGGGCGCGCCCGATGGATAGCTGGAACGCACAATAGGAGGAAGTGATGGACCAGAGACAGCGCGTCGGAATGCAGAGGGCGCTAGTCCGTGAGGGGCTTGGCAAGCTGCGAGCAGCGGTCGAGTTGTTCGGGATCGAGGATGGCGCAGTGGCCGGGGAAGACCCATCATGGCATGATTTCGTCGTTCGTGTGGATAAGCTTGAACGGTATGTCTTTGAAGACAGCCCGATTGCATAATAGGAGAGACAGAGTGAATCATAGGAACGAAGACATGACTTTTGACAATGAAATGATGGCCGCACTTGAAGCCGACGGCGAGAAGCTGCGCCAAATGACCGGCGAGGACCACGGCCCGTTCGGAACGGTGGGTGCAGTTGAGCGCGAACTAGAGCGCCTGTGCGGCGAAGGTAAGATGACCGTCAGCCATGCAGACGAAGCGGCTGGCCGGTTGTTTCGCGCCGCTCACGGCATGTAATCAAAGGAACACATATGTCCCCGCAAAACGCACGCATTCTAAGCCACCTCAAGCGCGGCTGGTGGATCAACCCCGTGCAAGCTTTGGACCGGTACGGATCGTTCCGCCTGTCAGAGCGCATCCGAGAGATCGAGGCACTGGGCCACGAGATACAAAGGGACTGGCACGAAACAACGGGCGGCGCTCGCGTTCGAAAGTACAGGATGGTGAGGAAGTGAGGAAGGCGGCGGCAGTAGATGCAAATCAATCAGACATCGTGACTGCACTTAGGGGCGCTGGATGTAGCGTCTGCCTCCTGCACGCCGTTGGCAAGGGGTGCCCTGATCTACTCGTTGCCTATCACGGAAGGCTAGTGCTTATGGAGATCGCTAGTGCTTATGGAGATCAAAGACGGTTCTAAGCCAGCCTCCGCGCGCAAGCTGACCAAGGCTCAAGAGAAATTCCACGCGGAATGGAATGGGCCGATCTACATTGTCACAAGCATTGACGAGGCGTTTGATGCTATCGGTGTTTCAGCAAAATAGCAGGAGTAGAAATGACGAATCTAATTCGAGACCTTCGCCAACACGTTTGCCCTCCAGCGGAAGCTAAATTGATGAAGGCCGCTGCAAACGAGATTGAGCGCATGAGGGCCGAAATACAAAAACTGATAGATAAAGGCCCGCCGCGCCCGGATGAGGTATGTCAGCACGGATGCTTTGACGATGAAATCTGCGATGGGTGTTATGACGAAGCGCTTGAACGCATTTTGTTGAACGGCGATTGAAGTAAAGGACAGCTGATGAGACTTCGTTCTATAACCTGGAAGCGTGATCCGGTGAACTTCTTCGGCGAGGTGCGCCCTGAATGCTGGGATTGCCTGGTCTATCTGTCTGAGCGATCTGCCAAGATTGATGAGTCTTACGGGTATCGCTGGAATGTGCGTTGGCCGTGATACGCTAACCCGCTTGCATATGCTTAGAAGATAGCTTAGGAAAGAAAGCGGCGGCGCTCGGAATCAACCAGCAGCGCCGCCTTTGGAACAGCGAAACTTTTGGCAGAGTTTCGGTCGCTGTTCGACGCAGATATACACCATATGGTGGCGCGCTGCAAGAACCTCTACCTGATTTTGAGCGTTTCAAGAAACGTGCTGTGGTTTTCCGCCTTCCCGAATTGGCGGATATATGCTCCGGGGAACTCACCCGGCCCAGGCTGTGACGGTCCTAACTGGTTCAGCCTAGACGCGCGACACAAACCCACCGGCCTAGACCGGGGACGCCAATAGGCGGGCAGGTTAAAACCCTGCGGGCAGCGGCTGGCCCCCGATAAAGGGCATCGCGTTGATACGGAGCAGGAGGGTTAGGTGCTGCCCTGTATATCGGGGGCAGTAGCGGGTGGCAGGCTATTGTCTAACGGAATGTTTTGTAACAATGTGCAAAACAGAGGAAAGCAAGAATGAAACAACCGGAATATCAAGGCAACGGATGGGCAATTCATAACAGCGATTGCATTGAGGGAATGTGGGCAATGCCGGAGGGCAGCATTGACCTGACCATCTTTTCGCCTCCTTTTGGAGACTTGTTCGTTTACTCGGACAGTGAGCGAGATTTGGGCAATGCTGGCGAAGGCGATGCGTTCATCAATCAGTATAGCTTTTTTGCCGAGGCGTTGACCCGTGTCATGCGGTCGGGAAGCATTGCTTGCGTTCACTGCACGGATCTGCCGATGCGGAAAGGGAAGCATGGCGCTGTCGGTCTGCAAGACTTTTCCGGCGACCTAATTCGGGCGCACACAAATGCCGGTTTGGTCTATCATGGGCGTGCGACGATCTGGAAAGATCCTGTAGTGGAGATGCAGCGGACCAAAGCAGTCGGCTTGCTTTACAAGCAAATCAGGAAAGACAGCCATATGAACCGCGTCGGTATGCCTGACTATATGTTGTTTTTTCGCAAGGATGGGCAAAACCCACGGCCCATTGAGCACGCAGCGCCGGAAGACACCAAGACGCAGGTAGAAGTTGCTAGGAAATGGCTGACTGATTTGCGGGCGCAGGGGCTTTGCGAGAATGTTCCAGACGACAAGGCGCTAGAGGTTCTGATGCGGGATGCCTCTTTTGATGTTTACGAGTGGCAAAAGCTGGCCAGCCCGGTCTGGATGGACATTAAGCAAGGCAACGTTCTTCGCCGCGTCAAGGCGGTTAATGACGAGAAACACGTTTGCCCGTTGCAGTTGGACGTTATCGCAAGATGCCTTCGCCTTTACAGTCGGCCAGGGGACGTGGTGATGGACCCATTTAACGGGATCGGCAGCACAGGATATGAGGCTGTGAAAATGGCGCGGCGTTATTTGGGCTTCGAGTTGAAGCCGGAATATGCCGAGCAGGCCAATGCAAACCTTCAAGAAGCGCAGGACATTTGCGCCGACTTGTTCGCGGCGTAGGATTGGAAAATGAGCATTCAGGATTACAGGCGCTTTATTGAGGCGCGTCGGCGGCAAAGCCAGATGCAAGGCTTTAACCCGGAAAGCCTTAATCAAAGCATGAAGTTGCATCAGTCAAAGGCTGTTGATTTTGCGCTAAACCGTGGCAAGTGTGCGATGTTCCTTGATACCGGCTTAGGCAAGTCGCTTTGTGAATTGGAGTGGGCCAGACAGGTTTCTGAGGAAACAGGCAAGCCAGCATTGATCCTGACGCCTCTTGCTGTGGCGGCTCAAATCGTGCGCGAAGGTCAGAAATTCGGGATCGAAGCGCGGCAGATCAAAGAGCAATCCGAAGTTGGGAAAGGCGTGATGGTTGCAAACTATGAGCGCCTCAAGTCTCTGGATCCTGCTTCATTTGGCGGTGTAGCGCTTGATGAAAGCAGCATCTTGAAATCATTTGCTGGCGTTACCCGAAACAAGCTGATGGATGCTTTTGGCGAGACGGAATATCGCCTCGCAGCTACAGCAACACCATCGCCGAATGACCATATGGAGTTGGGCAATCATGCTGAGTTTCTTGGGGTCATGCGGCAGCAGGAAATGCTTTCGCAATGGTTCATCAATGACACAAGCACAGCAAGCCAGGAATGGAGGCTGAAGGGTCATGCCGTTGAAGACTTCTGGGCATGGGTTGCGTCTTGGTCAAGGTGCGCAACATTGCCGAGCGACTTAGGCGGGGACGACACAGGCTATGTGTTGCCTGATATTGAGCGCAGCATCCATGTGGTCGAGGCGGATCGGCAGTCTGATGTTGATGAAGGTATGTTGTTTCGCATCCCGGAAATGAGCGCAACAAGCTTCCACAAGGAGAAACGGCTGACATTGGTTGAGCGCTGCGAGAAGGCAGCAAAGCTAGCAAGCCATGACAAGCCTGTTACTGTATGGTGTGAGACCAACGAAGAAAGCAAGATGCTGGCGACGTCGATAGATGGCGCATGTGAGGTGCGGGGCGACATGTCGCCCGAAGAAAAAGAGCGCTTGCTGTTGGGGTTCTCGGACGGTGACTTCCGGGTAATGGTCACAAAGCCCAAGATTGCCGGATTTGGCCTGAATTGGCAGCACTGTGCGCACGCGGTGTTTGCAAGCATCAGTTTTTCGTATGAGCAGCACTATCAGGCGGTGAAGCGTTCGCATCGTTTTGGGCAATCTCAGACTGTCAAAAACGATATTGTTATAGCCGACACCGAAGACGTGATATGGCAAGCAATTAACGTGAAGGGAAAGAAGCACGAAGAAATGAAGCGGCGAATGGCTGACGCGATGCAGAAAGCGCAGAACGGCGGAAACGTCAGAACCGTTTATGATCGTCCGCTTGATCTGGCGTTCCCTGAGTGGATAAAGGGCGAGGCAGATGACTGATCTATTCGGACCCGTATGCCCTTGTTGCGGACAACCCGTGCAATCGGCACAATCAACCCCGTTCGATGCCTTTTGGCAGAAGTGGCCAGACCGCCGCGCCAAGCAGCCAGCCGAGAAGGCATGGAGCAAGCTGGCACCGGCAGAACAAAGGGTTGCACTTGATCGTTGCGAATCGTGGTGCAAGGCGTGGCGTAAACGAAACCCCGAAACCTCGCACATCATGGCGGCAACGTACCTGAACCAGCGGCGCTTCCTGGATGAAGGCGAAACGTCGAAGCAGGTGGATCAAAGCACGGTTCTCGAAATGTGGGGAAAGGCCATCAGGGAAGGCAAGGGCTTCCTTGTTCGCAACCTGACGCCGATCCAGGCCCGCGCCGTTGTCGATGCTGGCCACGCAACAGAGGAAGAATGCAGAAAGGTAGGTGTGCTGTGAGTGAGAGTGAAAAACTGCGTCGGGCATCAAAGCATATCGCTTCGTGGTGTCGGCAGGCACACAAGATGCACTTGAGCGGTCAGTTAGTTGAGGCGAGAGCGTTCATAGCTGAAAAGATGTTGCGCGTGGATCGCCAGGACAGGGAGGCGCTTGTCGGCAAAATGATGCGGCGGCTTGCAGAGAAAGAGGGGCATGTCGCCAAGATGCCGAACCGTCAATCGCCAAGCCAATATCAGGACGGAATGACGGAAATGGAGCGCCGCGTACTGAACCACAAGGCAAAGGGATATTCAGTCGAAAAGAGCGCTGCTATAATTGGAACCAGCCAGCAGCGTGTGCGAAGCATTCTCGATCAGCGGCAAAAGGAACTGGAAAAGGCGTGGTCATGAGCGAGCAATCCATTCACAATCTATGCAAGCCCGTCTCGGCCCGCGTCACACCCAAGCGATGCACGGCATGGGTCTGGACTGGCCGCGACGACGACAAGGAAGGCCAAGCCAACGGCGAAATGCTCAAGCGCATTCGGAGCCGATTGCAAAAAAGAAGGCCAAAAGGCCATGAAGAAACAAAGCAATAATGGAGAACAGCAAATGACTTATAAAGTGGAGGACTTTGGACCGTTCACGCTTTCAGCGTCTAGTCACTCATCTCCGGCAGAAGGAATGTGCGTGATGGAGATGGTGTCGTTTTTGGCTGGCGAAGAATGGTCTGATATGCCAGAATGCTCATCGCCGGTTGTCGCGAGTTTTTGTCAGGTGCTGAATGACGGGATGGGGCAAGATTTTCGCGACAGACTGCAATTCTATGTTCCGCGCTTGATTGGCACGGCATCACCGGAGCACGACCTAGAGCGTGCAGAATATCTTGCATGGTCTGCGATTCGAATTTTTGCGCCTATGGCACTAGACGCTGCTGGGCTTAATGGCGAAGCTGAAAAGCTTCGGGGCTTTAATGGCAGCCTAAAAGACGCCGCCTCCGCTGCCAAGGCCGCATACAACACCGCCTTCTCCGACGGTGCTTACGCCGCCGCCTCCGTCTCCGCCCCCGCCTTCGCCTCCGCCGAAGCCGCCTACGCCTCCACCTCCGCCGACGCCGCCGCCGCCGCCTCCGCCCGTGCCGCCGCCTACTCCGGCGATGCCGATGCAGAGGTTATCTTCGACGTGCTGGACGGCTTGTTGCGGATCGGCCCTAGCGGCACAGTCTACACCGACGAGCATCTTGCCCGTGTTGAGCCGCTGCGGAAAGCCACCAATCAGGTGCCAGCGTAAAAGCACAATAGGAGACCGCAATGAATGTTTGGCTTTGCCGACTGAATTTCCCGTTGTCCATTTGTGATCCGTATCAAGTTCAAGAAGTGCTGCTGGACCTCACGGCGATGATGGAATCTGAATTTCAATATGGTGACCACGACCCCCACGAACTGGCGGCAATGGCCGCGCTTCACACGTTGCTGGCAGCGCAACACGCGGCAAACGTGCATAACGACAAGATTCCATAATGGGAGCCGGTCATGGCACGACAAAAAAAACGCAAGTCACAGGCGCGGCGTAAGCCATCCCTAGCCAAGCTGCCCTGGAACGGCGACCACGGCCCGAGTACCGCAGCAGCGACAGCAGGCACCGTTCTTGAGCCAATCGAGGGCGACAATCCTAACAGGATCGCCCGTAGACGCCATAAGAGCGCTATTGAGGCAATCAAGCTGACCATGCGCCAGGAGCAGGCGGCGAAGGCTATCGAGGAAGCGTGGTGCAGGCTTCAGATGTGCAGCAGCGGCGGCGCGCTAAAAGAGCAGGTAGACGCAAGCCCGAGACCTGACGCTTCCATTGCGCGGCAAGTGGATGCTCAAAGCAGATGGCAGTGGGTCACGAAAGCCCTTCTAAGCAGTGAACGTAGGTTGGTGGAATGGGTATGCTGCGAGAATCAGTCAATCCAGATGGCGGGCCGGAAGATAGGCGAGGCGCGGGCAACCGAGCGCTTCCGGGTGGCGATGGATCGTGTCGCAGATCATTTGAGATTTTAGTGCATTTTCCCCTTGCAATGCGTTACGCGTTACGGTAGAAGGTATGTATAGCAAGAGAGGAAAGACAAAATGCTTTATGGTCTGGAAAATAGCGCAAATTGGGGTTGGGACTGGTTTGCAACTATCGAAGAAGCCCGCGAGGCGTGGAAGAACCGCCGCGAACTGTATGGGCACAACGACAAGCCGTTGGTTATGACCCCCGCGCAAATCGCCGCTGAAAATCTGTAAAGCACGAAGAGGAAAGACAAATGACACGCTACTTCGCAAACCACAAAGTCAACAAGAACCAGATTTCTTCCGGGTTCGACACGCTCGAAGAAGCAAAGGAGCAGGCAGAGTTCCTTGCTGAAACTTACGGCGGGGTTGCCAAAGCAAGCGCGAACGTAATGGACGCCACGATCTACAAGTATTCTGCCGCAAAGGGCTGGCACTAATGACCCCCGCAGAACGCCAGAAACTCCACAGGCTCCGCAAAAAGCGGGGCCTAGTGGTTTGCTCCGTAGAGATACCGGAAGGCGACGAAAGCAAGCTTGAGTATTATGCTAAATGTCTCATAGAGATCAAAAAGCGAAGAAAAGCTGATGCCGTTCTGGAAAGATGATCTCGGGCTAGACTTGGACAAATGGGAGCGCGCTTATTTCGAGTCGCGCGAGCGATGGACGCCAGACGAAGAAGACATTCAGGAATGGGGGCCAATGTGCGTCTGGCCAAAGCCTGCAAATGGCGTGGGCCGCACAACAGATTATTATCGCCCATACGAACACAGGGAAACCGTTGCGCAGGGTCACGGCGGATTCGGATGGCGCACTGTGGGAGCCGTCGGGCAGGTTCTATACGAGGGCAAGCGGAAATCGGTGCCTCTAAGTGAGTAATGCGCTTGACTTTCCGCCCTATCTGGCGCGCTTTACGATAGAGGCAGCGGCGTTCTGCTATGTTCGCCACTAACCGGACCTGCCGCGTGTGGGTGTCAGCCATGTAGCTTCTAAGCAACAAGCACGGAATGCACTAAAGTGAAAAGGACGTTCTAAATGGCAACGCATATCACATTCAGGAACGCCACCCAGGTCGGAGGGTCCAGCATTCTAAGCCGAGCGCCAAGGGCCGCGCAATCCATTACGGCAAGCGGCGTATCCCAAGCGACCACTATCACAGCGCAGCAAAATGAGATCGCGCACATTGAATCGCAAGAAGCCGTTCATGTCGCGGTAAGCGGAACAGCAGTAAGCGGTCAGGGCGATCTTGTCCAGGCTGGCACCGCAATCGATATCGGCCCTCTTTATGAAGGTGACACCGTCTCAATCATCCAGCAGTAAACAGCGGCCAACCCTAGCGGAGCCGCATAGCAGGAGCGGGCAGCCAGTAACGGACCCGTGAAGGCATGGCATCAATTCCACTCTACAAAAAGGCTTCGTGATGGGTAAGCCAGCACATGAGCCGTCAGAAGCAACACGCGAACTCGTTGAACTACACTCCTCAATGGGAACGCCACAGGAAAACATATCGCGCCTTCTCGGCATAGATAAGAAGACGCTGTACAAGTATTACCGTGAGGAACTTGACACCGGGGCGGATAAAGCAAACGCGGCGGTAGTGAAATCTCTTTATAGCAAGGCGACAGATGGCGACACCACGGCGGCAATCTGGTGGACAAAAACCCGCCTTGGATGGTCTGAAAAGATCAAGGTGGACGCTGATGTGAAAGTCGGCGTTTCCAAAGATTCGGCAGAGTTTTGAGGCTAAACCCAGGCCAGAAGCGAGCCTTCGAAGCACTCAAGGGCAAGCGCTTCTGTCTCATGTATGGCGGTTCTCGGTCAGGCAAGTCGGCGCTGGGTGTGCTGCTGGACATGGAGCGGGCGTGGTTGGCGTCTGGATCAAGGCACGCCATCATCCGCAAGGAGGCGTCTTCGGCCAAGCGGTCGATTGTAAAGGATACGTTCCCGGCGGTTTGGGCTATGCGCTATCCCGGCGTCACAATGCCGGAATGGAACGAACAGTACGGGTTCTACAAGTTTGCCAACGGCTCAGAGGTCTGGGTCGGCGGGCTGAACGATGACAAGGCCATCGAGCGAATACTTGGTAACGAGTACGCCACCATTCACGGCGAAGAATTGTCGGAATGGAAATATGACTGGTATTTAACGCTGCGTTCACGACTGGCGCAGACGGTCACGATTGACGCGGACGTTCCGCAGAAGGGGCAACAACTCTCTCAGCGCTTCATAGGCACGCTGAACCCGACAACCCGGATGCACTGGACCTATCGCCTCTGGATCGAGGGGATTGAGCCGGTGGATGAAGTCGCGGTGGACCGGGATCAATATGGTCACGCCACGCTGAACCCGCGCGACAACGAGGAAAACCTGTCGGCTGATTATCTGGCTGACCTTGCATCGCTGCCAGAACGACAGAGACGGCGCTTCTATCTCGGGGAGTATTCGACAGACGAGGAATCGGCGCTATGGCGTCGGTCGTTTATCAAGAAGTCGGCGCTGCGCGAGGATGGAAGTTATCCGGTCCAGATGAAGCGGATCGTTGTTGCCGTTGATCCGGCGGTGACAAACGAGCCAGGATCAGACGAGACGGGGATTGTCGCTGTCGGTCTTGGCGCTGATGGAAATGGGTATGTGTTGGCGGATGATTCCGGTCGGTTCCGTCCTGAAGAATGGGCGCGGCGGGTGGTGAGCATGTATCGCTCGCTAGATGCAGATCGAGTGATTGGCGAGGTCAACAACGGGGGCGACCTGATAGAGTCGCAGATACGCGCCGTTGACCCGACAGTGCCGTACAAGGCCGTCAGGGCCACACGGGGCAAGGCGGTGCGCGCGGAGCCTGTAGCGGCGCTGTATGAGCGCGGCAAGGTGATGCACATCGGTACGTTCCCCGACCTTGAGGATCAGATGTGCGCCGTAACGATTGACTTCGACAGCAAGACGCAAGGCTGGTCGCCTGACAGAGTAGACGCGCTGGTGTGGGGGTTCACTGAACTGTTCCCGAATCTAAGCGCACGACAAGCAGCACGCGGGCCGGTTCCGGCTCCCAAGTTTTCGATGGTGTAACATGCCGAAGCCTAGCTATTCCGACCTGATGGACGAAGTAAAACAGTTGCGTGAGGCGGTTGCGGCAAAACCAGAGCAGCATGAACCGGGCGAGCGCCCTGCGCCGCTGGCTGTGAAGGGTAAGTTGAAGGCCATTGTTCGCACGCAAGACATCGCCACCGCACGCAGGCTGGCGCAGGAAGCACTGGACCGGCTGTGACATACTTTCCGCCCATCCCGCAGGAAGTCACTGGTATTGACGGCGGGAATGTACAAGTCACCAGCACCCTGGCGAGCGGTCTGACAGATGCGTTCGGGCGCGTCAGGGCGTCGAATCCCTATACCCTGTTCGACAGCAAGCAAATCCACGACAATGCGCCGCTTTACTTCGATGACAGCGAGGTGAGCGGGTCGGGCACAACTTCCACGCATTCGACGGCGCGGGCGTCCACAACGCTCGCCGTCTCTAATAATACGGCGGGGCGTCGGGTCAGGCAGACGTTTCAAAGGTTCAACTACCAGCCTGGCAAGTCACAGCTTATTCTCTGCACTGGCGCTTTGACGCTATCCGGTGGCGGTTCCGGCATATTCTCAGCGATGGGATACTTTGACGATGACAACGGCGTTTTTGTTGAAGTTGAGGACGGCACGGTCGGGATTACCATTCGCAGCAGTGTGAGCGGCTCGGCTGTTGACAACACGATAGCACAGGCAAACTGGAACGGCGACAAGCTGGACGGGAACGGCGACAGCGGGCACACGCTAGATGCGTCAAAAGTGCAAATCTTCTGGTGCGATATTGAGTGGCTTGGCGTTGGTTCTGTCCGATGTGGGTTTGTTATCAATGGGCAATTCATACTGTGCCACACATTTCATCATGCGAATGTTGAAACCAGCGTTTATATGTCAACGCCAAACCTGCCCATTCGGTATGAAATTGAGAATGACGGGACCGGCGCAGCGAGCGAGTTGGAACACATCTGCGCATCGGTCATGTCAGAAGGTGGCATCCAAGCGAATGGCTCGCTGCGGTACAAATCGACAGAAGGCACGCACGTTGATGCGACCACGGCTGACACAAATTATGCAATCATCGGTCTACGGCTGAAACCAACGCATCTGGACGAGCAGGTCGAACTTATCTCAATGTCGATGATTAACGAGGGATTGCAAGACTTCGAATGGTCAGTCTTGTTCAACCCGACAGTTGCGGGGACGTTCACTTATGTCGACCAAGCGAATAGCGCCTGTCAGGTTGCGACAGGTGCCACGGCAAACACGGTAACGGGTGGCACGCCTATCGGTGGTGGCATGGTAAAGTCAGGCAATCAGGCCGGGTCTGTTTCGGAATCGCTTGCAAATGCCCTGCGGCTTGGGTCTGCGATTGATGGAACGCAGGACGAAATTGTTTTGTGCTGCCGTCCATTGGCGGCGAACGCCGACATCGAGGGCACGTTGACTTGGAGGGAATTGACTTGATCGCGCCGCCAGAAGCACTGGACCGGCTGTAATGGAGGCTCCGCCACTCGCTCAGTCCAGGCGCGACAGGCGCGCTCTTGGCACGCTTCAGCGCGAACTGGAGCAGGCATACAGGGCGGGCGACCACAAGAGCCTGATCGAGAAAGCGCGGGAATTTCTAAGCGAGGACGCAAGGGCAGAACGCACGAAGCGCGCGACGGAAATAGACAACCAGATTTGGGAGACGCTGGACTATTATCTTGGCCCGACCGGCATACCTAACAAGCTGCGGGGCGCTGTGGGGTTGCTGGACTGGACAGATGCGGGGGATTTGAAGGCGGCGGCTGATGCAAACCGGGCGTTTGTCTCTGATCCGTCCCTGGCGTCTGGCTTGAACTTGTTCAACACGACTGCGGCGGCTGCATTGCCGATTGCCAGCGCGAGGATGTACGCGGACGGCGTGGATGTTGTGGGCGATGCGTTCCGCAGCGGGAAGGACGATATAGCGCAGTATTTGGGCGATGAAGCGGGGAGCCTACGTTGGAACGATCTTGATATGTTCCACGGAACCCCTGACGTGCGGGGCATACGAGACGCAGGCGGGTTTGAACCGCGAACGAAGAACGTCAATTATATTTCGGACCCCGACAGGTGGGACGAGTTGGGCGCGGCACTTGAGTCTGCCGAGCGCGGAAGCGATGAATATTTTCGGATTTTGGACGAGCGCAGTGCATTAATGACCAATAGGAGCATCCCGTCTCCGGTCTTCTTGTCGCCAGACAGACCAATAGCCGCAAGCTACGCGGACGACGCTAGGGCTTTTGACTACCAAGGGGCAGAACCGGCGGTTGTGACGGCGAGGACAAGCCCGGAATCGGTGCTTGATGTGGACGCAGCCGGGGGCACTTTTAGGGGTATCAGTCAAGAGCGGGTCAAGAAAGCGCTTGTGGGGTCCGGCTTGCCGGAAGATCGCGTAAATGAAGCGATGCGGCAGCTTTCCCACACCAGGGATGGCCTCATGTCAACGGATGATTTGGCTATTATTGCCAATGACTTAGGGTTTGACGCGGTGGACGTTTCCAACGTGGTGGATACCTACAGGGCAAACGGGAGGCTTGGGCGCGTCAGAATGGTATTGGACCCGTCAAAAGTGGAGATTCCCGAGTTCCAGTCAAATATGGGTCAAATAAACCTCGTTACATCTCGCGGCGACGAAATCCTATCCCTTCTCAGCAGCGGACGCGGGGCAGAGGTAACAGAAGAAATGCTAGACATGGGCG